AGACCTCCGTCCGCAATGAGTTGCGCTTGTTGGCTCGGAATCGCCTCTTGGTCATCGTCCTTGACAACAACGGACGCTATTGGTTGCTTGGTGCTGCGAATGGCTTGGAAGCCTCCGCTGGAACCGCTGGAACTGGTACTGCATTCGGCGACAGGAGTGGATACGAAATGACGCTCACGGGAATGGAACCCGAACCGATGCTGAACATCGCAGCCGCAACTTTCTCGGCATCCACGACCCAAATCAGCGGTTCGTAAGTATCTTTGACCTGCGGGTTCTCATACTCCCGCATGGTTTAGTGGTTAGGGCCATCTCTCACGGGGTGGCCCTTTTTTTTTGTACCTTTGGGTATGAGAATTTGCATCGTTTACAACGCCCACCCGACGGGGTGCTCCTTCTATCGGCTGGAGATGCCGAATGCATACCTCGGTGACAACTACACGGAGTTTGACTATGTCTGCGTTGACAACATTGCCAATGTCAAGGACGAAGACCTAAAGACCGTTGATGTGTGGCTATTTAATCGCTTGTGGTGTCAAGGTACGCTGGACCAAATTCGGAAGGTATACGAGGCTCTCACAGCGTTTGGGGCGAAGGTGATACTTGACCTTGACGATTACTGGGTGCTGGAATCGGGACACATCATGTACCGCCATTACCTGGACACCAAGTTGGACGAGCAGATTCGGGAACACATCCGACTTGCGGACCATGTGACCACCACGACCGAACATTTGGCGCAGAAGATACGCCTGCTGAACAAAGCCGTGACCATCCTGCCGAACGAACCCTACGAAGCATATCAGCAATACATCCCCGACACGACTGCAGAACCCGAACCGCACCTGTTCAAGATCGGCTGGTTTGGCGGGGCGCAGCACCAGGAGGACATCGCTTTGGTGGAACATTCGTTTGGATTGCTTGCCCACGACAAGTCGCTGGATGGGAGGTATAAGATTTACCTTGGCGGGTGGAACGAGAACCCTGTTTACGCCGACTACGAAAAGATGCTATCATGCAGGGGGCTAAACAAGAATTACGGACGCATCCAAGCGGCGGACATTTACTCCTATGTGGGCGGGTATAATTTCATCAACGCAACTATCGCACCGCTCCGAGATACCAAGTTCAACCGCCTCAAAAGCGAACTGAAGGTCGTTGAAGCGGGATGGATGGGCAAGGCTATAATCGCCTCGGAAACCATCCCCTACACGGACATAATCACCCACGGCCACAACGGGTTGCTGATACCCTACGGCAAGAAAGACGCATGGTACAAGGCGGTGAGGAAGTTCGTGAACGAACCCGACTACGCTCGCTCCTTGGCCGTGCAGTTGTCCAAAGATGTGAGGGAACGGTTTGACATCAGCAAGACCGCTGAACGGAGGGCCGAACTCTACCGAAGCATCGGGCGCAAATTGTGAAATTCGGGCGCATCCTACATTTGGGAATAGAGTGATTTACCTATCCCCCAACACCACGAACACAATCGTCGTCACTTGGACGCAGCGGGCTTCATCGGGGGACCGTTACATCTTGCGCCTGACCAACATCGCCAAGAATGTCACGACCGACTTCACCCTGCTGAAATCAGCCAACCTTTCCAATTACACCGAACGCTATGACAAATTTCAGATTACCATGGGGGCGGTTGAAACGGGCTCGTATAAGTATGAAGTTTACGATACCAGTAGCACGGTTGCTGCAGCCGTTGCGGTGGTTGAAACGGGCTTGGCGTATGTACAGGTAATTTCGCTCACCTTCAACACCTTCGCCAATACAATCCAGTATAATGTTTACGGCGCAAGTGCCGTCAGCATCTTTGATTCAACCTTTGACCAAACCTTCCAATGAGCGTACAAACACGCAGTCAGTTACAGGCTTCGGCCCTAACCATCACCAACGAAACAACCGCCGCAGCAAACACCGCCGTCCGTGTGGGTGGACTCTTTGACGACCTCGCAGACACCGCCACATTGGACCGAGAGCGGGGCGTTGCAAACCTGTACCTTGACACGGACACCAACTTCACCCCAACCCAAGGGAGTGCGGTAAAACTGACCTCTGCAATGAAGTCGGGTCTGCTGACTACCTACAACTTTTCACGGACCACGACCTCCATCACCTACACAGGCACGACCAATGCATCGCTTCGGGTGTCGGTTAACATGGTGATTTCACAAGGAAACGGCAACCAGGTCAAGATTTACATTGCAAAGAACGGCACCGCTATAAATCAGTCCATGGCTGACCTCACGCTATCGCACGACAACGGCCATGCGGTGTTCACCGAAACCGTTCTGCAAGGTGCGGTCAATGACGAATTTACTATCTTGGTCAACGCTATAAGTAGTGGGTCCAATATCACGATTTCGGCTCTATCCTTCACCGTCCACACACTATGAGCAGCATAAAACAATCGTTCACCCAATGGTTGGGTATTGAACACAAAGTCCCTGTGATGCTTGAAAACAAAGCGGGCAAGTACATCACCTACGGGGCGTTCAACGAGTACCCGTATTACCTCCTTGACAACTACCGCCGCAGTTCAAAGCACAACGCTATCGTCAACGGGAAGGTCAATTACATCGTCGGCGGAGGCTGGCAGCCAGGGGAAAAGATGACCGTGGAGCAGCAGGCAAGGTATGCCAAGTTTTTTGACGGGCTATCCGAACACGACGACCTCAACGACATCACCGAGAAACTCGTCCTTGACTTGGAACTATTCAACGGGTTTGCGGTTGCAGTCACATGGAACAAGATGGGGACGATTGCGAAAATGGAACATATCCCCTTTGAAAAAATCCGAGTGGACAAGGACGAGCGGATGTTCCAAGTCGCTGACTGGTACGACGATGCAATGGTTCAACTCTACCCGAAAATTGGGGATGTAGAAAAAATCCCCGCCTTTGATGCTGACAACCGCATCGGCAAGCAACTATTCTATTACAGGGTGTACGCAGCAGGCGTGAAGTCCTATCCACTGCCCGAATACATGGGAGGGTTGGCTTGGATTGAAGCGGATGTGCAGGTTGCAAACTTCCACAACAACAACCTCCGCAATAACTTTTGGGGCGGGTATCTCATAAACTTCAACAACGGAATCCCTACACCCGAAGAACAGGGCGACATTGAGCGTCAAATCAAGCGCAAGTTTTCGGGGACCGACAATGCGGGACGCTTCGTGGTCACCTTCAACGACGATGTCAGCAAGGCTCCCACCTTGGAACCGCTCACGCCGTCCGATATGGACAAGCAGTTTGAGATTTTGAACAAAGCCATCCAGTCCGAAATCTTTATTTCGCACAGGGTCGTGAACCCCATGCTCTTTGGCGTGAAGACCGAAGGCCAACTTGGTGGACGGCAAGAATTAGTGGAGGCGTACGAATTATTCAAAGCCACCTATGTGAACGACCGTGTGCGGAAAGTGGAGCGGATGATTAACTATTTGGGTTCGTTCAATGGTGTGGAGGGGATGGAACTTATCCCAGTTGAGCCGATTACGGAGCGACTATCCGAGCAAGCCCTGCTGCAAATCATGACCCCCGAAGAACTGCGGGAGAAGGCGGGACTGCCTGCGTTGGAAAAGCAACCCGCCGATGTGGTCGGTCCGAATCCCCAACCCGACGAGCAACCACAAACCCCCGCCGTCATGAGCAACGATAACATCAAGAAATTGTCGGGCCGTGAGTACCAAAACCTCATGCGAATCGTCCGCCATTATGCGCAGGAAAAAATTACCTTGGAGATGGCCCGCACGATGCTATCCGCTGGTTTCGGCTTGACCCCCGAAGAAGTCAACACCCTGCTTGGCGTGCAAGAGCAAGCCTTCAGCGAACCCCAATGGGGCGAAGAAGATACCGAGGACTACGGATGGGGGGAGGAAGAGTTCAAGGTCTTGGAGGTGGTCGCAAGCAAGTTTGGGAGTAGTTCGGACGACTATGTGGTAATGCACTCCAAGCCAATGCGGTTTGACACCGACTTAGACGACCAAGTGCGTCAAGCGTTCGCCGAACTTGGGGAGGAGGAGAAGGAACTGGATAAAAAAATTGAAGCCTACCGCAAAAAGAATCGGGACGCAAGCGTGGAAGAAATGGCCAAGGAGTTCGGGGTCAGCAAGGCCAAGGTCGCAAAGCGGGTAGCGTACTTGATTACCAAAGACCGTTACCCCATTGCCCGTGCCGTGGACCAAATCGCCGAGCAGGGCTTGCCCAAAAACATCAAGGAAGTGGCCGAACCCGTGCTGGAAGTGAGGTACAAATACTCATGGGCCGCAGGTTTCAGCAACAAGGACAAAAGGACCAGCCGTGAGTTCTGCAAGGTGATGCTGGACTTGGCTGACCAAGGCAAGGTGTACACACGGGACGATATTGACGGCATCAGTAACATCATGGGCTACTCCGTGTGGAATCGCAGAGGCGGGTGGTATCATACCGCAAGCGGAGTGAACAGGCCGCAATGCCGCCATGTGTGGGAGCAGCAACTTGTAATCCGCAAAGGCAATAAAATCACGAAAGCATGAAGGCACTTTTTATCAGCGAACAAACCCTGCTGGACAATAGCGTAATAAACGAGAATGTTTCCTTTACGCAGATTCGGCCTACCATCGTGAAGGTGCAGGAAATGCGGATTCAGCCGATAGTCGGTTCGGCCCTGTACAACGAAATGGTGGGGCAGGTAGTGAGCGGCACGACCACGGCCCTGAACACCACCCTATTGGAGGACTACATCCAACCCGCCATGGTGCAATGGCTCTACTACGAACTTCCGATGGTCTTGGCCTTCAAGTACATGAACAAGGGCATGGTCCGCAGAACCAGCGAGGAAAGTTCCCAAATGTCCATGGACGAAATCACCCGCCTCACCGACAAAGTGAAGAACGATGCGGAGTGGTACTCGGAAAGGATTACCCGCTACCTCATGGAGAACCGCACCGACTATCCGCTCTTCAATTCCCCGCCATCCGCTTTGGATACCATCTACCCGAACGGCACGAATTACAACACAGGGATGGCATTGGATGCCCGCACCCTCCGCCGTGGTGCTGGGCTTGATAGGCCATGGCCCTACGGTTACGACCCTTACTGCAACAACTGCTAACGATGGGCGCACATTCTAAAAACATTCTGAAACTCCAAGCATATGTCATGGATAAAAATCAAGCAGGCACTCCTTGCGCTTGCAAATGCTCATCCGCAGGTGAACTCGTTCGGAACGGGCGACCCTCTTGCAATCGGGACCGACAACACCATCAACCTGCGAACCCCAAGCCGTGAGCGAATCGTCTATCCGCTCGTCTTTGCGGATGTTCAGTCAGCAAGCACGGACTTGGGCAGTTTGGCTCTTACTGTGGGTGTCTATTTTAGCGACCGAGTGGAATCCATTGCCGCGATGGGTGGAGTGGTTTCGGGAAGCCCGACGCTGGGTTGGCAGGACAATGAAGACGAGGTTTTGAGCGACCAACTGCAAATCGCACAGGACTTCATATCCTCGCTCACAAACGACCCGACGCAAGAGTGGACCCTAAGTACCTCCGTGTCATTAACGAGGTTTGTAGAGAGCCGTGATGACCGCACTGCGGGGTGGGTGGCTACGATGTCGTTCCAACTGCCATATTCTCACTCCGTTTGTGAAATTCCTTCATAAGATACATTTACCCTAAAGCAACCAAACAAAATGCCTACTCCTATTCTTCAACAAATGCTCGGACAGGGCGGTTCCATGCGATTCGTGGACGCTGCGGTATCGGGCCAAAACTTTGACTTCATCGTGGTGAATACCGCCGCTACCTTCACGACCCTAACGGGTTCGGGAGGGGAGGATTTGCTGACCGCTTACGCTATGAGCGGCAAGTCCGTGTCCGCTGGTATCGTCATCAGCGGAAGGAACGGCGGCAAGATTACGGCCGTCAATCCAAGCGTCGGTAGCGTCATCGGTTACACCTTCCTCTAATGTTTTTAGGCTACGGCTACGGCTATCCATTAAGCACCCTGCAAGGCGGTGGCTTATCGGCTGCGGCTTGGGCTGCCTTCAACGCCCGTGCTGATGCGGATGGAGCGACCACGGCAGAGGCGGCGGTCAGCGGTTGCCTGTTCGGGCGCTTCGCTACGATTTACAACTTCTAACAATGCCGACACCTTCGCTCCTAATCGTTCCCGCCCGCTTCAAGTCGGGTAAACTTTACTCGCAAATCCCAACCAGCGGAGCGGGTGATTTCACGGTTACCCGTGCGACCAACGCAACCCGTGTAAACGCAAGCGGACTGATTGAATCCGTGGCTTCGGGGATTCCGAGGTTGGACTACTTCGCAAGCGATGGGACGGTTGGGTGTCCTGCGTTGCTTGTGGAGCCGAGTGGGACGAATACACTATCGGGGTCGGTTAGCCTTGATACTGGATGGACTATAACAGCAGACACAACAGTAACATCAGGGATTATTTCACCAAGTGGAAGTACAAATGCGACCTTGTTTCAAGCGACAAACACCGCATCAAGGGTGCGTCAAACGGCAACGCTTGCAAGTGGTTCAACTTACACTTTCTCTTGTTTCGGAAAATTTGGCGCATTGTCAAGCGGATTTTCACTCAATGTTTTTGACGAAAATGCTGCAAGTTATGGGAGCGGTGTTTGTCAAGCGTTTAACCTCAACGAAGGGACATTAGGCGCAAGCGGAACAACTGGTGCTGGATTCACGCTTCAAAGTGTTGGAATGGAAAATTACGGTAGCGGTTGGTATCGCTGCAGAATGACTGTGTTAATGGGTTACACACCAACAACACCAAGAGTGGGATTTAGGGTTGGTACGCAAATAAGCGGAAGACCATTGTCCGTAGCCAGCGGCACGGTCAATGCTTGGGGCGCACAACTTGAAACAGGCTCGGCAGCCACCTCCTACATCCCCACCACCACAGGGTCAGTCACTCGCAACGCAGATGTGGTTTTGGCCAGCGGAGCGGTGAGCGGAAGTATCGGGCAGTTAAGCGGGACTATTTATGCGGAGGTGGATGTGAGGAATTTATTTGCTGGTTCTTTACTTGTGGTAGACGATGGAGATACATCCGATTTTATCGCCATTGGAAGGTTAGCGAATCTTACGATAAGAGCGCAAATAAGAAGGGCAGGGGGTTCTACTACAACTATCATCACAAGCAGCGCAGTTGCTCTTGGTGTTCATAAAATAGCCCTTGCTTATACCAATGGCGATTATGCACTTTATATTGATGGAGTGAGTGCAGGTACATCAACAAACTCAACCAATTACCCCGCAACATCATTGACGCAATGCGTCCTGTCAAATACAAATTATGTGCCTTTCAACGACCGCATCCTTGACGCTGCCCTCTACACCACCCGCCTAAGCAACGCTGAACTCGCAGCCCTCACAAGCCTTTAACAATGGCCACCTTCCGCAAGTTCGCATTCCCCAACCAAGCAACCGCTGACAAGTTGCTCGCATCCCTGCAACCGCTTGACACGGCCGTTCCCCTCGGAGAACTGGATGGCTTGGTTTGCTTTGACATACTATTCCAAGACGCTTATCCCGATTCCTTGGCCCCCTACATCGTTTGGCCCACGCCTTGCGGAGTGCATTCCTTCCTCGGTTGGGACGCTCAATACGCCGCTGACTACAAAGAATTTGCAACACCGCAAAGCAAATAACATTTACAACCATGGGACTATTCCGCCGCAACCCTAACAAACCCAACCTCATGCAATCAGCCATCATCGCACTACTTCGCCACCTGCTAACATTTATCGGTGGTACACTCGTCGCCAAAGGTGTCATTGATACCGCAACTCTGACCGAAATTATCGGTGCGATAATTACTTTGTTGTCAGTTGGTTGGATGGCCGTTGAGAAAGTAAAGGCTAAACCCGAAGCACCGAAGGCGTGAACCTGATTGAAACCACTATCATCGGGTCCATCTCCGCAATCGTCGGGGGTGCAGTTGCTTGGCTGACGAAAGGCAAATTCACGGCCGATAGTTTGCAGGTCAAGCAAGCCCAAGCGGTGCTTGCGATGTGGCAGGCAACCGCCGAAGCACAAAATAAAGAGTTGACTGAATTACGCAATGAACTTGTAGTTTTGCGTCAACGGATTGAGTGTTTGGAAACTA